CCGCGCCGAACGACTACATCGAACTCGGCACGTCGTCAGAGGCGCTTGGGTATCTCGGCTACACCGACATGCTCACGCGGTTCTTTAAGAGCGACAGCGATTCGATTCGCCCGTTCGCGTTCGGACTGCGCCACCAGTACGACCAGGCACAGGGCGGCTCGCGGTGGCGTTTCAAGGGCCATGCCGAGAAAGCATTCTGGCGCTGGGTCTGTTCGTGGGCGCGCGCAGCGCGGATGCCGTCCGACCTCGGCTGCGACAACCGCGCCTTCGTGCTGCCGCCGCTGACGCAGGTCGAGCACGTCGTCGCGAACGCGAAGCCCGCGCCGGGGATGTTGTTCACGATGCCGGCCGTCGGGCTGGCCGAGCAAAGGGACGAGCGGCGGCGGACCATCGACGAGCGTTGCGAGATGGTCGCCGGCATGGTGAACGGCACCGACAAGCCAGCGCTCGCCTGGTGTCACCTGAACGTCGAGGGAAACCTGCTTGAGAAGCTGATCCCGGACGCCACGCAGATCAGCGGTAGCGACGCCGACGAGGCCAAGGAAGAAGCGTTCCTCGGGTTCGTACGCGGTGACATCCGGGTCCTGGTCACGAAGCCAACGATCGGAGCCTGGGGGCTGAATTTCCAGCACTGCTCCCACGTGACGATCTTCCCGAGCCATTCGTTTGAGCAGTACTACCAGGGCCTCCGCCGGTGCTGGAGGTTCGGACAGAAGAGCCCGGTGCGCGTAGACGTCATCACGTCGGAGGGTGAGCGCGGCGTGCTGGCGAACCTTCAGCGCAAGGCAAAGCGCGCGGACGAGATGTTCGCGAACCTGGTAGCTGAGATGAATCACGGACAGGTCGTGAAGATGGAACGCGACTTCAACCGAACAACGGAGGTGCCCTCGTGGCTGTGATCGATCAGGAAGTGAACGACCGGTACGCCATCTACAACGGTGACTGCGTCGAGGTGATGAAGGGATTGCCAGCGGATCGCGTTCACCTGTCGGTGTATTCACCGCCGTTCGGTGGGCTCTATTGCTACAGCAGCTCGGAGCGCGACCTTTCAAACAGCACCAACTACGCGCAGTTCTTCAAGCACTACGATTTCGTTGTGCGCGAGGTCGAGCGCGTGACGATGCCGGGCCGGATGACGGCCGTCCACTGCGCCGATGTCCCATCTGGCAATTCGGGCGGTGACCACATGGTCGATTTCAGTGGGGACATCATCCGTCTGCATCAAGCAGCCGGGTTCTCGTACGTTGCGCGTTACGCGATCTGGAAGGAGCCGCTCGGTGTCCGCAACCGCACGATGCGCAAGGACCTCGCGCACAAGTCCATCGTTGACGACTCGTCGCGCTGCTCGTGCGCGGCGGCGGACTACCTGCTGATCTTCCGCAAGCGCGGCACGAACCCGGCTCCAATTGTCCATCCCGTCGGCCTGACTGAGTACTACGGCGAGCGCAAGCCGCCCGCCGAACTGCTCCCTTTGCGCGGCTACAAAGGCAACCAGATCCAGAACCGGTATTCGCATTGGGTGTGGAGAAACTATGCCTCTGCATTCTGGGACGACGTCCGAATCTCGCGCGTGCTGCCGTTCGAGAAGGCCAAGGACGAGGACGACGAGAAACACGTCCACCCTCTACAGCTCGACGTGATCGATCGCTGCCTGGTGCTGTGGTCGAACCCAGGAGAGACGGTGCTGACGCCGTTCATGGGCGTCGGGTCTGAGGTGCACGAGTCCGTCGCGCTCGGCCGGAAAGGTCTCGGGATCGAACTCAAGCCCTCGTACTACAAGCAGTCAGTCAAGAACCTGAACGCCGTCGGGATGGCGAAGACAGATCAGGTTGAGTTGACGCTGGAGATGTCCGCCCCGTGACGATCGTCCCCTGCCCGAGCTTCGCCACCGTCGAGGAAGCGATCGACTACCTCACGGCGCGCGGCTGCATTCGGATCGTCCTGTGGCGTGGTGACGACGGGCTCGTGCGTGGGAACGGAGCGGCGCCGGCATGCTGACCGAAGCCCACGGAACCATCGTGGTTATCGACCGCGGCCCGCCGCCGTCCACCCGCCCCCGAACGTTGTGGCACGTCTCCCGTCGCCCCGCCCCCGCCGGGTATCTGGAGTGCGTCCCTTGGACCGCCGACCCCATCACCCGTGAGTACAACGAGTCTGGCGTCGTCCTTCTCGCCTGCTCGGTAGCTGGCGCAAGACGGCTCATGCCGGTGGGGCTGGAGCCGGCTGAGAGCGACGGGACGACGGACGGTCGATGGTTCGCGGCGCCGGCGGCGGTCAGGAGGGCGGCGTGACGACCATCGGCTCGTTGTTCAGCGGCGGGGGGGGGCCTGGAATTGGGCCTTGAGATGTGCGGCCTCGGGCCCGTGGCCTGGCAGGCCGAGAGCGACGAATACGCGCTGAGCATTCTCGCTCGCCACTGGCCCGCCGCCACCCGCTACAGCGACGTGAGGGAGGTCGATGAAAGAGCAACTCGCGTTGATGTGGTCTGCGGAGGATTCCCGTGCCAGCCGCACAGCAGCGCGGGCGCGCGCCGGGGCACAGCCGACAGTCGATGGCTCTGGCCTGAGTTCGCCCGCGTCATCGGAGCGATCCGCCCCGCCGCCGTCTTCATTGAAAACGTGCCCCCACTCCGATTCACCGGCCTGCGCGACGTGCTGGCCGACCTTGCCGGTCTCGGGTTCGATGCGGAATGGGATTGTTTCAGCGCGGCCCAGGCGGGAGCTCCCCATCGACGCCGGCGGCTGTTCATTCTTGCCCACGCCCATGGCGAGCGCGGGGATGCGTGGCGGGCGCAGCTACGATGCGAAGGGACGGCAGGGCGGCCCGTCGCTGGCGGCGCTCTGCCGCCGTGGGTTGTTGCCGACGCCAACCGTGAAGGGGAATTGGAACCGGGCGGGAGCGTCGGCCAACAGTGGCGATGGGCTCGCGACGGCGGTCGGTGGTTCGCTCAATCCCCGTTTCCTGGAGTGGATGATGGGACTGCCAACCGGCTGGACCGAGAGCGTCTCTGCGGCAACGCCTGCGTCCCGCAGCAAGCCGCGCTCGCGTTCCGTACGCTCGTAGCTCGCGCGACCGCCGGCGCCCGGGACGTGGCCGCATGAGCGTCGACCGCATCGCCATCCGCTCCCGCGCGCGGAACCACTGGGGTGCGAAGCGGCGCACCGAGCTCACGCTGGCGGCCAGCTTCGACGTGTACAGCCTGCTCGCCGAGATAGCCCGCCTCGAACGCCGCCTGACCGCGCTTCAGGCCCAGCGCGCCGCCACCGGTGACGGGACCGCAGCCCGAGCCGGGGCCGGGCAGCTCGCCGGGGCCGAGGCACGACGCCTGTGGGGCCGGCGCATGCGACGACGGGGGGCGATTCGGGCGGTGGTTGAGCGGGCGACCGAGACGAAGGGAGAGGCGGCCTGATGTGCTCCACCGACTTCGAAGAGGCCGAGGTGTTCAACCAGGCTCGCGTAAACCGTGCCCGCCGCGCCCGAAAATGCTACGAGTGCGACCTGCCGATTCCCGTCGGCGCGCCGTACATCCGCACGTTCATGGTGTACGACGGGAGCCCGGAGTCGTTCGCCGTTCACGTCGAGTGCGACGCCGTCGCCGACTTCGTGCGCGACCACATCTGCCGCGTCGAGCACGACGACTTGCAGGCGCGTCGCAAGCCAGCGCACCGGGAACATTTTCGTGGCGTGATTCTCGTCGGCGGACTCGGCGAGGAAATCTCCACGCTCACGGACTACTGGTGGCAGCTCACCGCCGAAGATGCTGCCGAGGCGCGGGCGCTCGGGTTCGAGGTTGAGGAACACGGCGACGACGACGTGACCGCGAGCCCGGCCCAAGTCGCAGAGTGGATTTGGGAGGTGGTGCGCGACACCTACCGACCGACGGAGACGGCAGCTTGAGCCCCCTCCCCGGCGGCGCTCTCCCGGTCCGTCGCCGCGTCAAGACGCGCGGCCTCGGCTCCGAGCTCGCGGAGCTGGAACGCACGAATCCCGCCGTCGCCCTGGCGGCTGACGAACTCGACCGCGTCACGTCCAAAATCATCGGCCGCTCCGTCCCCAGCACGCTTCCCGGTGGAGCCCTGCCGCCTCGCGAAAACTTCATGACCCGCAACCGTGAAGCCGTCGCACGGGCACGTCGAGAGAAGGCACGCCGCGAGGCTGAGGCCGTAGCTTGGATGGTCGGCGTGCGGGCGAGGAAGGCCGGGAAGCGATGAGCGACGAGCATCTGAAGCTGGTGACGTCGTTCAGCGAGCTGCGCGTCGGCATGATCGTGGTCATCAAGCGGTGCGGGCAGTGCGACGGCGAGCATCGCGGGATGCTGCTGTCACCGACGACGTACCCGGAATACGGGCTGTGCTACCCGCGAATTCCGACCGCGCCGTGTCGCCCGGCATGGGTTATCGGGACGGGCATCAACGCCGACACCGTCGCGCTCAAGATGGTTTACCGGGTTGATGACGATCTGCAGCAGGTCGACTCGGAGTCGCTCTGGCAGGAAATCAAGAGCCGACGACCCGACGGGGAGCGCGTTCGATGAAGCCCAAGCGACGCCGCCTGGCCAGCGTAGAGGCCGCCATCGTACGGCTCGGGGAGCCTGTCACAGTCACCCCGCCGCCCTGGCTCACCCCCTGTACGGAGACCCCGGCGTGCCGAGCCTGCTGGGCGTGTCGGGTGGCGGAGCATGGGCCGGATTTCTGGGTGAAGGGAATCACGTGAAGGGACGGCGCCTATCGCGCCGCAAGGTACGCCTGCTGGAGCGCGAGGGACTGCTGGGGTTCCTTCGCCCGGTCGGCCCCCGCCCGCCGGAACGCCAGCGCAAGCCCCGCCGGGCCGCGCAGCGCCGCCAGCGTCGCGCCGAGCGCCCGCTTTCGATCGCCCCCGGAAAGGAACTGACCCGTGCCGAGAAGTATGACGCGGGCGTCGACGAGTGGGGGCTCATCGCCGACGGCGTCGACCAGCGGCGCCCGCAGCGATTCAGCGAGTGCAAGCGCGGGCCGTGTCCGTGGGTTTCCTGCCGCTATAACCTGTACCTCGACGTCAACGAGCAGACGGGCGCGGTGAAAATAAACTTCCCCGGCAAGGAACCCTGGGAATTGAAACAAACCTGCGCCCGTCGCGTCTCCCGTCGCGTGATGCTCAGCGGGCAGGAGACCTCAGTTGCGAAGGTGGCGAAGATGCTGAACGTCACCGACGAACGGGTACGTCAGATCGAGGGCAAGGCGATCTCGAAGCTCAAGGTGCTGGCCGAGGACGTTCCCAGTGAGGCGCTCCGCTTGCTGCTGACGGGTGGTGGCTGATGCCCCTCGGAATTTGGGGAGCCATTCCAGCCGGCGCAGCGTGGGGCCTCGTGAACCTGCCATCCCCCGCCCGCATTCTCGCAGCCGCCATCCTCGCCGGGGTGGCGGCTGCGGGCTGCCTCGCAACGACCGGCGCGTTCACGAAGTGCAACCCGGTCATGCAGCGGTGCAATCCAGCCGACCTGGCCCCGCTGACAGCCCAACTACCGAAGTCGCCAATCCTACCCGCCGCTTCGCGCTGGGTGGAAATCAACGGAGGAGACCCACCATGAAACGCGCCATCATCGCCGCCGCGCTCTGCGTCGGTCTGCTCGCCACCACCGCCAGCACCTGCACCCAGCCTGTTATCGACGCCGGCAAGCACTGCGCGAAGGTGGCCGGCAGCAACGTCGTCAACGACATCCTCCCCAGGGTGAACGCGGTTCTCGGTTGCAGCATCAGCGACCCCGCCGCAATTCCCGCATGCGTCGGCAGCGGCCTCGCTGACCTCGGCGTGCAGTTTGGGATCGACTTCGTGCTGTGCGCGTTGGAACAGATCGAGTCGCGCAAGTTCGTGACGCCTGGCGACCCCGACGTCGGCACCAGGCAGCGGCGCGCGAAGGCGTACCTGGAGGCGCAGAAGCCGCAGGCGGGTATCTGCTGCGGCTGCGGGGCGAAGACCGGCTGATGCACGCCTACGAGCATCTCGGCCACACGGTCCGACTCGGCAAGGGAGCGCCGAAGCAGGACGATCGCACGCTCAGGCTGGCGAAGTACCTGCGCGCCGTGCCACCGGCCCCGCTCGTGCGGCGCTGGTCGGATGCGGTGCCGTCGTGGCCGATGTTCGCGAACGACGTGCTTGGTGACTGCACCTGCGCCGCGCTCGCGCATGCGATGGTCTGCTGGAACGCGAACAACAGCAGCCCGTGGCGCCCCACGGACAAGCAGGTCGTCGAGGCGTACATGGCCGTCGGCGGCTACGACCCAGAAGTTCCGGGAACCGACAACGGCGCGCTGATGCTCGATGCGCTGAACCACGCGCGGCGGCTCGGGATCGGGGGACGGAAGATCGATGCCTTCGTCGCGCTGGACGTGGCCGACGACGACCAGATCAAGGCAGCGATCAACCTGTTCGGCGGGGTCTATTTCGGGCTGGATCTCCCCCAGTCGGCGCAGAACCAGGCGACGTGGTCGGTGTCGCTGGCCGGGACGCAGGGTAACGCCGCGCGCGGATCC